TCCTTGAGGTCGGCACTGTCAGCGAGTGCATCCCTTGCTTGGTTTCGAGTCGCCATGGCTGGGCGAAAACTGCCGGAGAACTTCAGCAGCGCCTTGCGGACGCCGAGCAGCGGAATTCGGAGCTCATTGGTGTTCTTGAGATGTTCGCAGATAACAGCGATGACGGCGACGTTGTAGAAATTAGCCGGCACCATATAGCTCTATCAAAACCCACCGAATCGGGAGCAAGCGAATGAAGTACATCGTCACGCAGGAAGAAGGACAGGCGCCGGAAATTTTCATCTTCCCTAAGCGCTTCAACCATGACGACATGGCGGACATGGTCAATCATCTGAAGACCTACGATCCGAACAACCACCGCAACTGGGAGCGCAACTACAAGGCGCCGATCTCCGCGGGCTTCACCGACGGCAAGACCTGCACCGGTCGCAGCGAAACCCTAAACCTTGACAGTCGCGGGCGCTTAGACGAACTGCTAATAGAGGATTAAGCCATGACCAAAGATAAAACCGTAACCATGTCGCGGTGTTTTACGCAGGAGGATCTGTATAGGGATCTGATAAGCAGAGCCGAATATGTCGACGGCGAGCTGATTTGGCGAATTACCCCAAGAGGCGATCGGCTCGGGCGTCCAGTTGGGAGGGAGGACAAGGACGGATATCTAGGAACGAAATTAAAAGGAAAAGTTGTCGTTGTTCACCGCGTTATTTATTTCATGTTTCACGACTCAACCCCAAGGTTCATTGACCATATAGACGGAGACCCCAGGAACAACCGGATAGAAAATCTTCGCGAGGTATCCGCAAGCCAAAATCAAATGAACGCAAGGGTTGATAAGGCCACCAAGTCCGGTGTTAAGGGTGTTTTCTATAACGCCAGGACAATGCGCTACTTGCCCGCGATCCGCGTGCTTGGACGGCACATAAACCTAGGCACGTTCTACGACAAGTTTGAGGCTGTGTGCGCAAGGAAATCCGCCGAGATCACTCACCATAGCGGCTTTCATCGTGGCGCCTGCCTCGACAAGGTCAAGGAGCTGAATCAATGAGATCAGTCTACGGCAAGGAGTGCGCCAAGCATCCAGAGTTGGCTGGCCGACGCTACTTGCCGAACAACAACTGCATCAAGTGTCATAGTGAATCGATGAAGATTCACAACGAAAGACGGCGAAATGCTCTACTCGAACTAATAGCAGCAGCACAAGAATCACGCCATTGCTCGCCAAGAATTGATTTGGCGTTGCAGGCGATGGGGAAATAGTCATGCAGCACAAGATACTATCGAATCCATACTACCTTGAAGGCAAGTTAGCACTTTTGGAGAATAAACATGAGTGTCCTTATCAGCCAGGACCGGAGAAAGGAATGTGGCTCGCAGGACAAATCGAAATGCGAGAAGAGTTGCGAGTCTTGCGTGAAAGTTTGTCAGTGCAAACACGAGATACAAGGGACTGGAGGCGTGTTCCTCCAGTCGCTAGGGATCATTCTTTGCAATGAGTGCAAGGGTGAACAGGTTATTAAGAGGCCGATTAAATGAGCGAGTGGATTAGCAGTGAAGACGCAATGCCGGAGCAGGAAGATAGCGATGTAACGGTTAATGTGTTGATGTTTATTTCGCCGGACATGATGACAACAGGATTCTACAGTAACGATGATCAGGAATGGTACGACTTCGACGGCGATCTAGTTGACGACGTTACACATTGGATGCCACTTCCGGAGTCTCCGCAATGAGCCAACGAATCAAACTGAAATTCTTCCCGTTTCCAGATATGGTTTCGGATCTTGTGGTTAACTTGGCAGAGGCTGGATTCAATATTGAAATGAGCCCATGCGATGGTCAGGATTTCAGCGTGTTGATTGCTGAGCGCTGCTATGAGGGAGAAGAGTCTACGGTATTGCCAACAGGTCCAACTATCCACTAAAAGAAACCCCGCCTTGTGAGCGGGGTTTTTGTTTTAGCTGACTACGTTAGCTTCTACTGTTGCGCTTGATAGCGTCATTGCACCGCCACCAGTTACCTCAAAGGTGTAAGTGCCTAGCGCAGAGTTAAGGAATACCTCTCGATATACCGGACCAGAACCAAAAGAAGCTGCTGGGATTGTGATGATCGTGGTGCCGTTCATGTTTAGCAATACCGGAGCCGAAGCAGCGGAAGAGTTAAAGATGTTAAGGCGAACACGAATAACAGTCGCGCCAGTAGGCAGGGTGAATCCTGACGGAGAAGACTTTATCATCGATACCGTATGGACTTCGCCAGTGATCGCCGGAAATAACTTACCCTGAGCAAATCCAGAGAACAGGCCAAGGCTAGGACTAAGGTCTCCAGTTTTTACATGGATGCTTGAGTTAGTGATAGGAGTTGAATCCGTTCCTACATAGGCGTATTTGGCCACGCGAATCTTGTTGTTTGAGCCGTGAAATCCATTAATTGCACCAGCAAATTCGATGCCAGAGTTAGAAATCACGTTAACGACGTTATCATGAACCTCAAGTTCATTGACGCCGCTGCCGCCTATATAAAGCCAGCGCGAATTTGAACCGCCAAAATCAGTAAGCCTACGGAACATATCGTTGCTAATCATCCCAGCCGTGCCCTCGTTGTAAGTCACACGAGTGCAGCTGCCCATGACAGAATCAAACAGAACGCCGAAAGACTGAACTGTCTTATATCCGGCAGAAACGTATTGATGAATGTCACCAATATTTACTGCTGATGTGCTGGAATCAGGAATCAGGACGGAAGTAGCGTCAATGATCTTGTAAGCGAAATCAAGTGCTCGCTGGTGAGTATACCCAGTTGATGCCCCTGCACGGCTAAGCGCATGGTTTCCGCGAATGCCGAGGAAGTTCGTATCTGTAATCGAGTGGTGGAACAGGCAGTCGTAAGTATGGTTGTTGGTAATCGAGTTTCCGCTATCAGTAGCGCCACCAATGGCGTTCACGCTGAACCCATAGGTGCACTTCGACACCTCGTTGTTGTAAGCGTTGCCGGTGGTCAGGTTGCTGATTAGGCTGATGCCCTGATAGCAGTCATTAACCTTGTTGCCGAACACGCGAATATCTGAGTTTGTACCTTCGACTTCAATGCCATACAGGCCGACGTTGTCGATCACGTTGTTGCTAGCCACGCCTTTCTGCACGCCGGCATGACCAATACCAGACTCTTGCGTGCACCAGTTGATATTCACTGCGTCTGTTACAACGTCTGTGCATTCGACGTAGATAACACCCCAGCCCATGAAGTAATCAAGCTTGCCAACGCCTTCGCCAAGTACCCGTGCGCCATTGCAGCGAATGAACTCAATCCCTGAGTCGCCGTCTAGTTGCAGGCTTGGGATTGTCGCAGGGAATACCTTGACCTCGTTCGTGCCGGTGATTCGCGGACGGTAAACGACTGGATTAGAGCACTCGTAGAAATCCAGCAGGCCACGCAATCCTGGTGCAAAAGTAAACGGGCGAACACCAATCACTCGGCAGCCAGGCGCGAAGATGACGACAGGGTTAACCTTGTTCCAGAAGACCAAGTGAGTGCTTAGGTTGATCGTTCCGCGAAGGACGAGAACCGAAGAAACGCCCATCGCATCGGCAGCGGCCTGCACAGAGCCGGCGTAAACAGGGTCGTCCGAGTAGATGACGCCATTGTCGATCAGGTCAAGGCGAGCGCCAACTGTCGAGACTACGCCGAAACTATTGGTTGTGCCTACGCTGTTGTCACCGTTAGCGCCGAGCAGCGTATTTCGCAGAGAGGCGTCACCGACATCAACCAATAGGTTCTGATCAGTCGCCCACGTACCCGACAGCAATACCGGGAAACTAGCAGGCGCCTTCACCTTATAAACCGATCCAGCCCGATCAATCAACTGAGTAGGTCGCAACACAGTCAGCGGCGTACCATCCACGTAAACCAGATGAGTCGCCTCGAATCCCATGGCCTCAAGGAAGTCATGTACGAGCTTCTCCATGCCAGCCCAGGTCTCACGACGACGCTTGAACCGGTCATAGAAAGAAGGAGATAACGAGTTCATCCCCTCATCAAAATTCGACGAGTTATCCGAAAGATCTTTTGCGGACGTAGAGCCTAGTGGGTTTAGCGTGTTGTAGGTGTTAGTCATTTTGGCTCTCTGGTTTTAAAGCTTTGTCGGTATTTTAACATGCAGGTAGAGAAGGCCCGCGGTTGGCGGGCTATTTGTGCGCGCTACCTGACAGGGAATACCGCGATCATGTCAATAATCATTGTTTGAGCAGGCGGCGCCGAAGTAGATCCGATAGCAATACGAGTAACGCTTTCAGTGCTTGATAGGGCGCGCCCGTCAATGTATTGGACTAGATAGCGCTTCCCGTCTTCGCAAAGAGTGTCAAGGTTTTGCGATACAGAATTGTTCCGTGTTCCGTCATTCCCTGAGTACGGCGATACGCGCAGAGCGCCAGCAGTCCATGTACCCTTCACTACAACACAGTAAAGTTCAGCGGCAGTTCTAGGTTTGAAAAACTGGGAAAGTCCGAAAACTGTTAAGCCGTCCAATGGCATCTGGTACTGCGAACTGGCGAAAACAGGCGTTACGTTTACAGATGACGCGAAGTAGCTTTCGCCTGCCAAAACAGGAGCTCCAGAAACGTTCCATGCGCTACCGTTCAGCATCATCGGATTGACGTTCTCGACCGGAGAGATAAACGCCTTAATAACGCCAGTTCGGTCACGAATTACGATATTGTCGTTAAGCGCCCCTTGGAAGCACAGGATAACTGTCTGCGTAGCATTGCCAGATTGTGCTTGACTTCCAACTATTCCGCTGTTGTTGGTGATTGAATATGCCTTAGATGCCAGCACCGTAGTGGTTGTGAAGTTGTAAACCTCTACAGTTCCAGACTGAACGCCTGCCAGTGTTCCGTTCTGGTAAGTGTTCTTGCATAGGACTATAGCGACATACCAGCCGGCAGCAGGAAGCTTGTACGCCTTATGCGGAGCCGCTGAGTTCCACGCTGTCGCAATTACGGTTTCTTTTATGTAGCTGTCGCCGATTCCGTACCGCAGAGCTCCGTGAGACGCGAGCGAAGTAGCGCAATTGTAATAGTCATTAAACATGCCAAGGTCGCTTGCTCGTCCGTTAGCGCCGCCAATATTCAATATGGTGTTTGCGGCAGATCGCTCGCTCTTAGACATTGTTCCGTCAATCAGGTACCCACCAGATTGCAGGTTCCACGATGAGTTTATGAAGCGTATTTTGCTGCGCTCGCTATGCGTTCCATGGAAGCTACTATTGCGCTCGCCATCCATGATGATTTGCGCGGTTGTTTCGCATTGTAGGTTGCTGTATTTGTTAGTGCCCTTTGTTGACTTGATCAGTACGCCGGTGGTTTCTTCAAGTCCTGTTTCGATATCCATCCCTATGCCGCGAATTTCTTTAACCCAGTGCGCGGTTCCGGATATCTCCATGCCGTTTTGCTGATTTCCAACTCCGGCTATGTCGCCAAAGCTTAGGTCAGAAAATTCATTCATGAACCCGTTCAGGAAGGACAGCGAGTACTTGGTCCTGTCTGAAACGTTGTCGCATACGAACTTAATGCCTGAAATTTTAACTCGTGTATGCACCGGGTTTACTGATGATCCTCCTATAAACACCGGACCTGGAGTGCTTGATCGAACTACTGTTCCTCCGAAATGAGACCCCATGCCAATAATTGACCGGTCAGACCTGACGTATACAGGCCCATTTATCCGAAGGTTTCCTTTGACTAGCTCAACAACGCCGTAGTTAAGAACACCGTATTGCAGCCACGCAGTAAGATCTGTATTCCAGAGATCAGTCCCGTCAGGAACAAGATCGGTAATCGTGATGTGCTCCCCTAATTTATCAGAAACTGACCTCGGGTAAGCTGATGCCAATGGCGCTTTGACGGTGACCAGTTCTCCGCCCGTAGGAGCAGCCAGTTCGTCACGCAAAACCGTAGCGTCAGCATCACTCTCAATACCCGCCAAAGACCGACGCTCAACACCTAGACGGTCGGTATAGGTTGCCTCTGTGCCATTAACAAACTCGTCCAAGTGCTTAGCATTATCATCCAAGTCACGAGGATCAATAGAAGGAACCGGATTACCAGTATTGTAGAAACTCATGGCAGTGGCCACTCCTGATTAATTGCTTGGTCTGTTTCGAGAATGTAGATTTGCCACGGATTCAGCGGCCATTTGTCGTTCATGGCGATATCGAATATCGCTTGTTCTGCTACGAAATCAGGGATAATGCCCCAATCAATCGGAAGGATTGGACGTTCGCGCAGTTCTAGTTCTGCCGAGATCGTCCAGAGCAACGGGCCGAGTCGATTCGGGCCAGAGTAGATATCAGTGAATCGAGCGGTGTAATCCTGATAGCCGAGTGGAGTTTCAAGCGGGCACTCGAACCACTGCGAGCCGTCGATTAACTGGTCACGCCACCACGCCTCGAATGCCTGAGCCTGAGCAGAGTTAAAGATCCAGTTGATGTTCCGGATTGCCGGAACACTTGTGAATTTTCTACGTTGCCGAGCACGACCGCTAGCCAGCTCAGAACGTAAAAGAGGGCTAACGGTCTGCTGTGTGCTTCCTTCATGACGTCCGCGTGGCAATGAGTCCGGATATTTAATCATGGCGCTTGGTTATCGTCATCTGAATATACTTCCACATTATACGTCATCGCTTCCACGTTAGCGGACTCGGTGCCGCCTGGGGATATAGAGGTAATAAGCACTGGATATCCGATACCAAATAGCAAGTGTGGCGGCTCTCGATCCAAGGAAGTATCGGGCGGAAAGTCTAGGCCGGAGATCGACAGGTGGAAATCGTCGATTCGAGTTGCTATGTATGCGCCAGAACTAGTGCCGTCTTGTCGACGAACATAGACATAATGCGGTCCCGGCATCGACCAGTCGAAAGCTTCCGACGATTCAATGACGCCATTATCGTAAGAGATCATGTAAGCAGATTGCGCATAGCCAGGAACATCGTCGGCAACCTGAACAAAGCTAAGGTAGCGAGAATTCAGCGCGTCAAGTTCTGTAGCCCAGTTGTATTCCCAGCGGCGATACTTCAGCGCACGACGTTGGCGCATGCCAATACGCCACGCTTTCGTGCGGTTAGTGCAGCCTTCTGCCTTGATCTTCTGCACTCGTGTACCAGCATCACCAGGAAGTCGACATTCAACCGTCTCAACCTGCCACGACACACCGTCGACATATTCGACATCAACGCCGTCATAGTCATCAGGGCGAACAGCCGTGAACGAGCGCTCAAGTCCGCGAGTCATGTTCTGCGGAGTGTACATAGACTCGAATGCAATGCGAGGCTCATCACGAGCAGGGCGCAATAGCCCGCGATCAACAGTAAGCTCACTGTAGCCGCATGACAGAGCGTCGTTTATTACACCCTTAGCTGTGCCGTTGGTGTTCGTTGCTTGGTCGTAGTGGTCGCCACGAGCCTTCCAGATAGCGTCTAGGCGGTCTAGCTCTACAAGGTCTAGGTCTGAGTCCGTGTAGCCTACGTTCTTGGCGACGTAAGCAAAGAATGGGGCGATATCACGCGTTGCAACTGGAGCAGTCCATGCGCCATTCAGGCGAGTA